TAAAAAATAATTATACATTATTATGGGATATGAAATCTAACGAAGGATATATTAATATTGTAGCAGTAATGCAAAAATATTTTGACCAAGCTATTTCAGCTAATTGGTCATATAATCCTGAACATTTTGAAGATGGTAAAGTGCCATTATCAGTAATGGCCAATGACTTATTAAATACATATAGATTAGGATGGAAAACTTCTTATTATCAAAATACATATGATAGTAAGAAGGATGTAGATGAGCCTGCTCATCCAATGACTTATGAGGAAGAACCAAAGAAGGTAGAGGATGAGGATTGTGATCCTTGTAAAATTTAAATGAATTTTGTAGCAAATATACCATATATAAAATGTTGGGTTAAAAGGGAATATCTCTTTGATTTAATGAAAGGGCATGGTGATTTGATTGAATGTGTTTTAGTTGCTGTAAAATCTTTACAAGGTAGAGCATTATATTTTGAAGCATATTTACCTGAATATGGAGCTTGTTTTGATAAGTTTCCTTTAAGTGCATTAGTATGGAAAAAAGATATTAAAAAAGAAGAGCAATTACCTTTGGGTACAATACAATTATGGGATTGTTTTAGTTATGATATACAAATTTGGTATAAACAATTATTAAAGAATTGTGATGTTATAATATGGTTAAAGGGTGGACAAAAAATGAAAGGAAATTATATGTTTACTATAGATAGTTGCCATAGTGATTCAAATTTGATAAATAGTGGAGTTGCTGAGGTACCGTCTGAACATAAACAGTTTAACTTTGGTAAACTTGAAAATGGGCAATTTTTTGCTCAACCTAATAATCGTATGTTGTGGTACGAACAATCTTTGACACCTAAAGTATTAAAGAAACCTGACTTTAAAGTATCTACAAGATATTTTCATTGTGAACAGGAAGCTAGATGGTCATTTGGAGATACGGATGATTATTTTTATGAAGATAAGGAAAGAAAGTAATGGAGAAATGTAAAAATTGTAATAATGAAGCACATTGTCCTGAGCCGTTTTACGATAAAACTGGTGATAAGATTTGTAAGAAATGTGATTGCTCTGCCTGTGAGAGGTTGAGTAAGATTAAATATGAGAAACCGATACAATAATGAAAACAGTATTTAATAAAACAAAAGGTTTAGATTCTACAAAACAACCAATGTTTTTTGGTGAAGATTTAGCTGTACAAAGATATGATACATTTAAATATCCTTTCTTTGATAAATTAACACAGCAACAGTTGGGTTATTTTTGGAGGCCAGAAGAAATATCTTTACAAAAAGATAGAAATGATTATAATGAATTATCTGAAAGCCAAAAGTTTATTTTTACATCTAATTTAAAATATCAAACAATGCTTGATAGTGTGCAAGGTAGGGGACCATGTCTTGCGTTTTTACCTTTTGTAAGTTTACCAGAATTAGAAGGTTGTATTGTTACTTGGGATTTTATGGAGACAATTCATAGTAGAAGTTATACATATATCATTAAAAATCTATATCCAAACCCTAGTGATGTATTTGACACAATTATAGAAGATGAGAAAATACAAAGGAGAGCTAAGTCTGTAACTCAAAAATATGATGATTTAATCGCATTAGGATACGCATACAAGATGGATTCTAAAGATATTGATGAGTATGAACTAAAGAAGAAATTATGGCTAGCATTGATAACTGTAAATATATTAGAAGGTTTAAGATTTTATGTATCGTTTGCTTGTTCGTTTGCATTTGGTGAACTTAAATTAATGGAAGGTAGTGCTAAAATATTATCATTAATTGCTAGGGATGAAAACCAACACCTTGCTATATCTCAAAGAATTATTAATAATTATAGAGGTCCTGAAAATGATAGGGTAATGAGTAAAGTTATAAAAGATACAGAGCAGGAATTATATCAATTATATGATGAAGCTGTACAAGAAGAAAAACGGTGGGCAACACATTTATTCTCAAAAGGTTCTATGATAGGTTTATCAGAAAAATTATTACATAACTATGTAGAGTATATTGCTAATAGACGTATGAGAGCTATAGGATTAAATGTTAAGTATGAACAATCTATTACAATGAATCCTTTACCTTGGACTAAACATTGGTTTAACAGTAGGTCTATGCAAAATGCACCACAAGAAACTGAAATAGAAAGTTATGTTGTTGGTGGTATAAAACAAGATGTAAAAAGAGACCAATTCAAAACATTTAAACTTTAATGGCTAATAATACAAAATTTACTTGTCCGCATTGTGAAGCAAAATATTGGATAAAATGGGAAGACATAGAAGTGGAACCTGATACTTGTCCGTTCTGTGGAGCTGCTTCGGGGATAGATGAGGATGAAGCAATATATGATAGTGAAGATGAAGAAGATAATAGTTGGAGTTGATTATAGTTTAACTACTCCTGCTATTTGTGTATGTGATGGAAAGTTTGATTGGAAAAATTGTACTATATATTATTTAACGAGTGTAAAGAAATATAATAATGTTTATGAGAATGGAAAAATACTAGGTGGATTACATTTACCCTATACCTCCCAGACAGAACGGCATGACCAAATTTCAAATTGGGCGCTTGATCATATTGGCGGTGTTGATAATAATATTTTTATAGAAGGTTATAGTTATGGAAGTAAAGGTCTTGTTTTTAATTTAGCAGAGAATATGGGGCTATTAAAACATAAACTTTATAAATTAAATAAAAAATTTGAAGTAATTGTCCCTGGAGTTATAAAGAAAAAAGCAACAGGTAAGGGCAATGCAGATAAATTAAAAATGTATGAACAATTTGTTAGGGATACAGGTGTTGATTTAATGAAAGCATTTGAGCAAATTAAATTAAACAATCCTGTTACTGATATTGTGGATTCATATTATATTGTGAAAGCAGGTCATAAAAATAATGAGATTAGATAATGAAATAAAATTAGATTATAAAGATGTTTTATTAAAACCAAAACGCTCAACACTATCAAGTAGGCGTGATGTTGAAATGATAAGAACACTTACCTTTAGAAACTCAAAAGAATCATATAATTGTTGTCCCATAGTAGCATCAAATATGGATGGTGTTGGTACGTTTTCAATGGCCAAAGTTTTACAAGAATATAAAATGATGACTGTAATTACTAAAACTACAACATTGGAACAATGGAAACAAGCAGTTGGTGGTGGTATCAAATTGAAATATCTATCTGTATGTGTAGGTGCTAAAAAAGATGCAAAAGATTATATTATAATGCAACAAGTATTAAAAAGTTTTCCAGATGTTAAATTTATAACTGTAGATGTTGCGAATGGTTATCATATTAGATTTGCAGATTTTATAAAAAGAGTAAGGGATGAATTTCCAGATAAAACGATAATTGCAGGTAATGTAGTTACAGCAGAATTAGTGGAAGAGTTAATAATTCAAGGTGCAGACATTGTAAAAGTGGGTATAGGACCAGGTAGTGTGTGTACTACTAGAATAATGGCAGGTGTAGGTGTACCACAATTTTCAGCAGTAATGGAATGTGCAGATGCTGCTAATGGTGTTGGTGGTCACATTATGGCTGATGGTGGTTGTGTAGAACCTGGAGATGTAGCAAAGGCATTTGGTGGAGGTGCTCATTTTATAATGCTAGGGGGTATGTTAGCAGGACATAATGAATCAGAAATTGAATTGAAAAATGGTAAAAGAGAGTTTTATGGTAGTAGTTCAGACCGTGCTAGAGAAGTGCATGGTAAAAGTAAAGAAGGATATAGGGGTAATGAAGGTAGAGCAGTTGTTATACCAGATAGAGGTCCTGTAAAAAATACAATAGAAGATTTATTAGGAGGTATACGCTCAAGTTGTACTTATATTGGTGCAATAAGATTAAAGGATATTCCGAAATGTGCTAGTTTTGTAAGATGTAATAGTCAGTTAAATACAGCATATGAATCATATGAGCATTTATTATAATGTTTAAAATATTAATATTAGCTTACCTTATAGGACTTGATCCAGTTAGTACACAACAAACTTTTCAAATGTTAGGTTGGTATAGAACTATGGATGAGTGTAAAGCAGAACTTCTTAAAAAAAATGATGATAATACTTATGCAGTTATGAAAGAGTTTGTGATTGATGGTGGTTTTAAATGGGATTGGTTAGTTGCAGGTTGTAAAAATGATGAAACAAGAGAAGAATTTAGGGTATTGCCAGATTATCCTTTAGGTAAACCAGAAGAATTAGAAGGTGTTACATTAGACCTTGATGATATAGATATATGATTAAATTTTTATTAACATTTGTTCTTGTTCTGTTCTTTACTACTAAAATTTATGCTTTAGAGTTATTAATGTTTCATAGTAAGTATTGCTCTTATTGTAATGCTTTTATGAAAGAAGTGGCAATTGATTATGATAATAAAGAATTACCATTGATTATTATTGATGCATATAATCAACCTGATTGGTTTAAACAAGCATACAAAGAAAATAGAATTAAACCTATTAGAGGAACACCAACTTTTATTATATGGAATGGTAGAAAAGAATTAGCTAGAATAATAGGTTATAATGGTAGAGAACGGTTTTATAGTAATTTGAAAGAAAAATTCCCAAATAAACGATAAAAAGTGCGACAAAATGTACTTAAATTCCTTAAAAACCCAGTAAAATCAACGTTTTTAGTGCTTGACTATAACATTCTTTTCTGATAAGATAGCAGTAGAAATTGAAAAAAACACTATGAAAATTATGAAAAAATACGAAGATCCAGATAAGAAATTGTTAAAAGAACAATCTAAAAATACTATGAATCTTGTTTATGGAAGAGAATATGAGGATGATGAATCTATTTCAGAACCATATTTTTATTCATATTCTACTGTCTATAGAAATATGGATATTGACCTTAATAAAAAGGCAAAATTAGAAGCTAAATTCCCTAAAATGAAAGCTTATTTTGATAAGAATTATATCAATACAGTTGGTGGTGAAAAAGACGCTAAAGAAGTTTCAAATTTTACAGGTAATACAAAACTGGAAATAATATTCGGAGATGAATATTATGAAACATTTGGAGACAGATATTCTTTAAATTCAGATGAAGAAGATTATATGGATTTATATAATGATTATGGACAATTATTCAATGGAAGACAATTTTTTAAAAAGGACTATAATACAGAATTAACAAACAAATATAAAAAAGGAGAAAAAACACTATGAGTCAATTAACAGACGTATATGTAAATAAAGAAGATTTAGGTAAGAATCTTTACAGAAAAAAAACTTACTACACACTTTGCGTTGAACAGGATTGTCTTGCTAAAAATCAAGATGAAGCTGATAACAAATTCACAGATTGTGGAATTGAATACGACAAAATCAATAAGGAAATCACCGAAGAAAAAGATGGTGTTGAAACTTATATGGTAGACGCTAACTATACAGATTCAGATAAAACTGAATTTATTGCTAAAGTAGTTTATGATGACTATGATGGTTTAGAAAATGCCAAAGAAAACGGAGACGTTGAACTTTCTACTTATGCAAATGAAACCGATGTCATTAATGACAAAGGTGAAGTTGTTGCAAAAGAAGAAGAAATGGATCCATTAGGCGATTTGAAAAAAATCGTTGATAGTGGCAAACCTATAAAAGAACCAGTACCATTTTAATAAAAGGAGAAAAAATATGAATATAAATGGAATGACAAATAAAGTTGATGTGATTAATTCTATAATTGATAATATTGATGATAAGGAATTGGATACTGCTAAAGATTCATTAAATCAATTAAGAGAAATTGAGGAAAATGAATCAGAAGCATTAAATCCAGAAGGTAAATATATTTTAAGGGATCCTCTAGATTCTGAAATTGCAAAACAATTAGAACTTCCAATGTTAGAATTGGAAAATGAAATGTCAGTAGGGAAGTAATGAAAGATTTTTATAGTGAATATATAAAGAAGCAATCTAATAGAAATAAGTTAGAAAAGAAATTAGATGAATACAACCATATTATGGAGTTAATTAGAA